GTCTTGCAGCGCCTGCGGGTCAGTGTGGGCGTCCACCAGGGCGCGCAGCTCGCGCACCCAATCGGCCACCACCGGCGCGGCTCCCACGCCCAGCGCGCGGGCGGTGTCGTTGGTGGCAGGTGTGCCCTCGGCGAACGCCACCGGCAGCATGGTCGCCGGGGCTGCTGTGCCCGCAGGAACAGCGGGCACCACTGGCGCCTCGTCAATGTCGCCATCCTGCAAGTCATAGACCCGCTTCCAGTACACCGGCGTGAACTTCACCCCGGCCTTGCTAAGGGTTCCGTCGCGGTCAGCCTGCCGGGTGTTGACGTCTTCTTCCTCAAACAACTCGAACGTGGGCGCAGGGGTCTGCTCGCCATCGTGCAGGTCCGTCATCCAGCGCAGCAGCTGGTTGATGGTGGCGCTGACCAGGCGCGCATCGCCGTCGCGGATGGTGTCTGCCACCTCCAGCCCCGCCGTGGCACTGGCGTGGGTGCTGCTCGCCTCGCTGCTCTGGTTTTGCCCCAGCAGGGCAATGTTGATCTCCGAGCGGCAGTACATCAGCAGCCGCTCGTACAGGTCGGCACTGGCGCCCTTGTCGCCCGCCTCCAGGATGTCGATGCTCGAATCGTCGGGGATGGCCGCCACTGCGTCCTGAATCATGGATTCGAGCTTGTCCAGCAGCTTGTCCACCTCCGGCCCTGGCGTGCCGCGCGGCTGTTTGCCCACCAGCCAGGGCGTGCCGTACTTCTCGGTGAACGTTACCCAGAACTTGAGCCCGCCGCGCATGAAGGTATCGGCCCAGAAACACATGGACAGGTCGGGAAAGCCATACGGGTTGGCATAGCTTGCCTCCTGGCGGGCCAGCAGGAACTTGCGCGGCTCCAGCTCCTCGCCCTGCAGGGGCTGTTGGCGGCTGCGAAACCGCAACTGCGCCGCGTTGTCGAAGAAGAACCACTCCTGCGGCTTGCCGATCACTTCGAGGGGCACCGTGGCGCCGTTGAACGGCCCCCACACCAGCTCCAGCGGCTGGTAGCCAAACAGCACTGCATCGGTGATCTCGTTGAGCAGCCGGTCCATGTCGTAACTCGCCAGCACGTCGCCGGCCAGGCGCGTCATGCGGGCGCTCGCCTTGCCCCGCTCCACGCGCCATTCCAGTGCCTTCACTGCCGCCTTGCGGCGGCGAATCGGGCCACCCACCGAGGGGCGGCTGCGCATGTCGCGGTACACGCTGATGTCCTTGCCCTGGCGCTTGAGGATGGGGTCGGGGTTGGGCAGCAGGAAGCCGAACGACATGTCGGTGCTGCGCTCGCGCGTGGCGATCTGCTCCGACAGACTGTTGCCGCGCCGGGCCTCGGCAAACGAGACGAACTCGGTGGGAGAGACGTAAATGCCTTGTTTTGCCATGGTGCTCAATAGCCTTCGAGGGATAGCGCGCTGCGGCGCGGTCGGCTGGCGGCATGCACCGGGCCAAAATTCATGCGCGTGGCTGCGTGGGCATAGGCGCAGGCCATGGCGTTGTCGCCGTGGCCACCGTCGGCCGTCTTGCCCTCGGGCATGCGCGGCACGCCGCGCACCAGCTTGATCGCCCGATGCGACTGCAGCAGGCCGTCGTGCCTGGGAATCTCGACCGTGTCGTCTTCAAACGCCGCTTTGTAGGGCGGCATGTGGTCGCGGTACCAGCCTTCGGTGGGCATCAGGCGCTCCACCACCGAGCCGTATTTGTCAAACGCGGCCTCGCCCACGTAACTGCCGTTGCCCCGGCTGTCGATCACCATGCCGCTCATGCGGGGCAGCGCATCGGCCACGGCGAACAGCACCTGCAGCTGCTGGTTGTAGGGCACGTTCTTGAGCTCCACCAGGAACGGGATGCGCACGCGCAAATTGCTTGCAATCTCTGCCGGGGCAATGCACGACAAGTCGCCGCTGCGGCCAAAGTCCATGCCCAGTGCGTGGCGCAGCTCGGGCACGAACTGGAGCAATGGTTTGAGATGCTCATCAATCCAGTCCTGCATCTCGCGCTCGCGCAGATCGGGCCGGGCGTTGTTGAAGTCCGCCGTGCCCGTGAAGCGAATCACCGGGCCGGGCACCATGCGCGCCTCAATCAGCGCGCGGCTCAGCCAGGCGCCGCCGCCCTTGGCCGGGATGCAGAACAGCTCTTCGTCCTCATTGGGCTTGTAGCGGTTGACCATGGTCTGGCGCCAATCGATCTCGCGCTCTATCGACCACTCTTGCCCCGTCACGGCGCAAATCTTGCGGTACAGGCCGTCGCGCAGGGCATCGTCCAGGTCCACACGGTGCACGCTGTACGGGAACTTGCCCGCACGCACGTCGGTGATCAGCTCATTGAAGGCGTTGTCTTCGCCGTCGTGCGTGCTGATGATGCGAATCTGCCCGCCCCACATCGTCATGGCCATGGCGGCCTTGAGCACCTCTTTGATGTCGTCAAGGAACGCCGCCTCATCCACCACCAGGCGCTCGCCCGGCCGGCCCTTGGAGCGCAAATTGCGCGGGCTGCTGGTGAAGGCCTGGATCATGTGGCCGCTGTCGAACTTGATGGTGAAGGTGAGGATCTGTTTGTCCTCTTCCTCCAGCACCGACTCCTCGATCTGGCTGGCCGCCGCGTTGAACGCGCGCGCCCAGGTGGCGCAGTCTTGAATGAAGCCCTGCGTCATCTCCTTGTTGTAGGAGATGTAATACACGTTGGCCCCCTCGGCGCTGGCCGCATACAGCACATCGTCGGCCGCCTCGGCATAGCTGATGCCGATGCGGCGCGACTTCTCCATGATCTTGACCGGCGACTTGTCGGCAATCCAGTCCACCTGGTACTGCATCAGGATGCGCGCGGCCTGGGCCACCTGCGTTTGCTGCATCACAGCTGCCCCATGATGGCGGTGCGCAGTGCATCGACGCCGGCAGGCGACAAACCCTGCTGCCGGCCGGTCTCGCTGGCCTGCTGGGCGGCATCTTCCAGCGCCTTCTTGCGTGCGGCCTCCTCGATCTCTTTGCGCACGGCCAGGCTGAAGCGCTTTTGCGTCACGCTGGCCTTACCGATCTCGGCGGCGTTCTTGAACAGCTTGTTGACGTCTACGTCCTTGGCGTCGATCTCCAGGTCCATGAGCAGCGTGAAAATCTTCTCCTGCGTCATGCGCACCACGGCCGAACCCAGCTTGTCTTCATCGTCGGGCGCGGCGTCCACCAGGGCGCGCGCCTGTTCGCTGGCCATCTTGAGCTGCGCCATGCGCTGCTCGAACGGGCTGCCATAGCGCTGCAGCGCCGACTTGGACACATCGGCCCCGCACGCCTTCAAGTCGGCCGCGAGCTGCACGTAGTCGCCAAAGCCACGGGCGACCAATTGCCCGTCCAGCCACTCCTTGAGCTCGGGCGGCAGCGTGTGCACCTTGCTACGGGGCGCCATGGCCTAACCCTGCGTGATGCGCGGGCGCGCAACACCGGGCTGCGCATCCACCGTGTACTCAACAAAATCGATGCCGGCGCGCGTCAGGTCCACAAACCAATGGTCCAGCGGGTCGCGCGCAATGCGCACCATCTCGCGCTCCTCCAGGTAATCGAGCTCGCGCCGAATCTCCTGGTGCGTGGCGTCCAGGTACACCGACTGGACGATGGGCAGCAGCGCTGCCGTGTTGATGCCCACCGGGCGCGAGAGGTTGATCGCCGACAGCAAATGCCAGCGGATCGCCTCGCGCCGCGCCCGAAGCATGGCGGCTGAAAATGTCACAGGTGTTCTCCCCTACGGTTGTTGTCCAGCGCACGCTCCATGCGCAGCGCAAAGTTGTCGATGCGGGTGTTGATGCCGCCAATGGCCTGCACGAAATCGTCGCGCCGCACGTAGTCGCGCGGCAGCTCGGCCTGAAAGCGAAGGAACGAGGTCTCCAGCATCCGCGCTGCATCGGCCTCGCGCCGCATGTCCGCCCCTACCTTGTTAATCGACTGCTGCAGCGCCGCAAACTTCTCGTTTGAGCGCTTTTCCGCCTGCAGCGCAATCACCTTGAGCAGCGCCCACAGCGCGCCCAGGAACAAGCCCGCGAGAGAAATAAGGTTCGCCATCGTCAATTCAAAAACCATTCCGTTGCTCCTATTGCGCGGCCTGCGGTGCGCGGCACACCGTGTGGGCGAAGTCCTGCAGCCCCGTCACCTGGTCGCGGATTCCGTCAGCCTCTGCTGCCAGCTCCTGATACGCACCGCTGCTCTCTCCGAAAAGCTCTCGGGCGGTACGGGCTTCGCCAGCGCAGGCGGCAAGGCCGGCATCTCCTGCTGGGTAGGGATCGGGGCGGCTGTTGAGGCGGGCAATCTCGGCGCGCAGGCTGCGCACAGCAGCAGTGGCAGCAGCAGCGCGAGCACGGCGTGCGGCCTCGCGTTTCGTGTCTTCATAGGTGATCCTCTCGGCATTGCGGAACTTGGTGGCGTTGTCGCGCGCGGTGGCGGCGTTGCGGGCGCTTTCTTGGGCATCCCAGGCGGCTTGCACGCGGGCGGCGCCCTGGGCATCGCCTTGGGCAACCAGGTGCGAGCGCCAGGCAAGCACGCCCCACAGCGCGGCGGCAAGCAGCAAGGCAGAGGCAATCAGGCGGATGCGCATAGGTCAGCAAAACCCGTGCGGATGAACCCCGCAGAAGGTGGCGAACCCCCACCACATGGCGGCGGCAATGAGCACCAGCAGCACCCCGAGCGCCTTCAAAATTGCATTCATTGCGCGGCCCCTTTGCCCAGGCACATGGCC